CCAGGCTTTAGCGCGCAGCCCTCGGCCAGGCGGCGGCGGTTGCTGGGTGCGATGCGAGCCGCATTGCGATTCATGGGGACTAACCTCCCCGAGCGGCGCGCAGCGGGCGCGCATCCAGAGCCGCGGGGCGCTCCTGCCGCTCCGGGCGCGCCCGCCCGGCCCGATCGGCCACGAACACCAGCGCCCGATCCATGCGCGCCAGCTCATGCGGCTCGGGCGCGGGCCTGGAGAAGGCCTCGGCCCGGTGGCGCGGGCAGAACCACGGCCCGCCATCGTCCTGCACAGGCTGATCGCAACAGCGCATGTCTGCGCCCGAGCCGCTCAGCGGCCAATGGCACTCCGCGCTGCTCAGCAGCAGGAACGCACGGCCGATCTGCTCGTCCCGGACCTCGAGCCCGCCGACCAGGTGCAGCAGCTCCGGCGCAGGCGGCGGCGGAATGCGGGCTTGCGTCTGACCGCCGCGCGGCAGGGGCTGGCGGTCGGGCTCTTTGCGATAGGTGCGGCGTCCGGGCGTGCGGTGCGTGAGCCCCAAGCGATCCAGCTTCCCGGACGCCGTAGCGCGCGTGACGCCCAAAGCCTTGGCGATTTCGCCAAACGAATGCCCCGCTCGGTGCAACCGCGTGAGCTCCGCAACGCGCTCCTCTGTCCAAAATCCTCGGGCCATTGGCTCCCCCTATTTCGTCTCAAAACAGGCCGGGCTGCGCCGCCGCGGCGGGATGCCGCTTTGGCTTCAAGCGCGGGCTTGGCTGCACAGGATCAGGCCGCACAGCCCGTGCGGGCGCGGGCGCCGGTTGCGGCCCTGGCTCGGGCGTCGCAGGATCGGGCGCGCTGCGCTCCGGGCCAGCCGAGGCCGCCAACCTCGCCCGATCGGCGGGCAGGAAATCCGGCCACACATGCGCGCGGCAGCGCCAGGCGGGCGTGAACGCCGCCGGCGGCTCCACCCCAAAACAGGCGTAGGCCTGGCAGACCTCGCAGCGCGGCGCGACGATGCGCTTGGCCGGCGGCGTGGCGATCTGGCTCATGGCGCAGCCCCTTCAGGCCGGGGCCGGTCGACCTCGGTGACCCGCAGCCACACGTGCGTCTCGGCCGTCACACGCACGCGCGCGGTCAATCCCTCGCTGTTGCGCGCCAGCACCGTCAGGGACTGCGCCTGCGCGGCCGCGAGGAACTCGGCGTCGCGCTCGACCCAGCGACGCACTGCGTCCTCGGGGCTGTCGCCAAACACCACGACCCCGACCCCCGACTCCTCGCCGTCCTCCCACAGCGTGAAGGGCTGGCGCGGGGTCACGACGCGGCCCCGATCGCAAACAGATCTGCGCCGGCCGAGCGCTCAGCCTCGCGCAGGTTCTTGACCGCCTGTCGAAAGTAAGCCGGCTTCAGCTCGCAACCGAGGAAGCGCCGCCCAGCCCGCAACGCCGCCCAGCCCTCCGAGCCGATCCCCATGAACGGCGAGAGCACCACGTCGCCGGGATTGGACCACAGCCGAATGGCGCGCTCGATCAGATCCAACTGCAGCGGACACAAGTGACGCTCATCTTTGTCTTCCCGCGCAACGCGCACGTTCAGAACATTGGTTTGCTGAATGTCCATCCAAACGGGCGAGGCCCATTGCAGCCACTGCTCGACCGGAAACTGTCTTGCGTCATGACCAACCGGTTCGACGGCCTTCTCATCTTCTGGCGTTTTGCGAAACACCAGCACATAATCGGCCATACCTTGCCGGGCGCGCGTCGCATCTTTCTGGATCTGCATGTACAGCAGGCCGAGCGCCTTGGTGCGCAGCATCTCCACAACCGGATCTTTCCAGACCGTCACGCGCGAGTGGAACGTCCAGCCTTCGGCTTCGTGCACCTCGCGGATGTCGGCGGGAAAGTCATAAAGCCCGATCACGCCATGCATGCTTTTGGTGCGCGGCAAGTCCGAGCAATGCACCGCTGTCAAGCGCCCCGGCTTGGTCAGTCGAAACTTCTCCCGCACCAGATGCCGATACAGCTGCTTAAACTCCGCCTCGTCGCGAACATTGCCCATGTCGCGCTCGCTGTCAGAGTAGACAAACAAGTGCGCAAACGGGGGCGAGTAGATCGAGAACCCAACGCTTTCGCTCGGCAGTTTAGCCAGCAACTCCACGCTGTCGGCGTTGTAGGCGGCGAACATCTCGCCGCGGGCGTCATCGATGACGTCGCTCATGCCAAAAACTCCGGAAGGTGTAGGGGTTTGGAGGGCGCATAGTCGCTCTGCGGCTGGGCTTTGACGGCCCGGCGCATGGCCTCGCGCATCTCGCGCTTCATCTCGTCGTGGGCGTCGGCCTTGCGCGCAATCGAGGCCCAGACCGCAAGCTCGGTTTCTGCGATGGCGGCGTGCACCTCCACCGGCCGGCGCTGGCCATAGCGCCAGGAACGCCGCACCGCCTGATAAAACGCCTCGTAAGAATAGCTGAGCCCCACAAAAGCCTGGCGCGCGCAGTGCTGGAAGTTGAGGCCAAAGCCGGCGATCCGCGGCTTGGTCACCAGCACCCGCAGCTCGCCGCGCGCAAACGCGAGCAGCCGCTCCTCCTTGAGCTCGGGCGCCATCGAGCCGCGCACTTCCAGCGCGTCGCCGCCAAGCCGATCCATCAGCGCATCGGCCTCGGCGTCCGTGTCGCACCAAATCAGCCACGGCTCGGCGGGCTCGGCCGCCACTTGGGCGGCGATCACATCGGCCCGCGCATCCATGGTCTTGCGCTTCTCGCCATGCATGCTGGTGGCGCTGCCCTCGGGCATGCGAAACAGCCGGGCCTGACCATCGCGCTCCGCACCCGCATCCTCGGAGCGATCGACCTCCACCACATGGCGGCGCAACCGCAGGGGCGGCAACTCGAAGCCCTCGTCGCAAAAGCCGAGATCGGATGGCCGCGAAACGCACCGCGACCAGCTGGCCACCCAGGACCAGAAGTCCTTGACCGCGTGGCCCTTCATCCGCCACTGGCCGGTGTCGGCGCTGTCGCGGATGAACCAACGATTGAGCATCATGGTCTGACGCATGACGCCCAGGAAGGCGCTGTGCTGCCCGATTTCCATATGGTCATTGGGGGCTGGCGTGGCGGTGGCGGCCAGCCGATAGCGCGTGCGGGAAAAGGTTTCGATCAGGGCCTTGGATGTGGCGCCGCTCATGCCCTTGAGCGCGGAGCTTTCGTCGATCACCACCGCGCCAAAGGCGCTCGCGTCGAACAGGTGCAGGCGCTCATAGTTGGCGAGGTAAATCTGCGGCCGCACCACCTGCGCCTGCTCGCGCGCCACACTGGCCTCGATGCCCCAGCGCTCCGCTTCCAGCGCGTGCTGCGCGGCCACCGCCAGCGGCGACAGCATCAGCGCTGGCTTGTTCTCGCGCTCCACGCAGCGCCGCGCCCATTCCAGCGCCACGCCCGTGTTGTGTGTCACCACGTAATCGCGCAGCAGGAACAGTCCGTCCTCCGCGTCGATTTTGATGCACGTCGCAAGTCCGGCCCCGATCGGCTCAACGGCGACGATTGCCCGCACAGGCTGATACTTCGTCAGCCGCACCCAGGCATCGCGCTTGCGTGGAAGCCGAAAGGCCTCAACGCCGCTCGGCAAGCGCACGCTCATTCGAAAATAGGGCCTTCCGACCCGCCGCGAGCCGCGATAAGTAAACTTCGGAGCGGGCTTGACGCGCATCCTGGCGGTCCCGCCGAGCGACTGGACCAGCTGGACGACATCCCGAGCCAAACCCTCCGAGGTAGACCCCCACTCCAGATTTCCCTTCGGATTGGCGTGGCCGTCCGTGTCCATCAGACCCTGCAACAAAGCCAGCCGCTGCGCGACGCTGCCAAACAAGTATTCCGGCGGGATGCGCTTTTCGTGTGACCCGCCAGTAAGCCCTAAGGCGTCGAGCGACTGCCGCAGCGGGTTGCGCTGGCCGCCGCCGGAAAACACCAGAGACCAGGTGCCCGCCTTTCCGGCAGACCTCGAAAATCGAGCACTGACCCCCTTCGGCAAGGTCAGCATCGAGACGATTTCTGCATCCGTCGTGATTCTGACGACGCCATTGCCAAGCGACCCGTCGCCGATCAGCGCGCCAAGCGTGTACGGCTCAACAGGCAGATCTGCGGGCGGGTAGCTGACCGGCGCGCACATCGGCACGAAGTGCCGCCAGCCCATGCCGTCGCGCAGGCCCTGCTGGCAAATCGCGGTCAAGGTCAGCGTGCGCCACGGCAGTCCGCGTGAGCGGCGCAGCTTGGTGTTGACGGTCCAGAGGTGATCGCCGTCGCACACGGTCTCCGCGCCATCGGAAAACGTGACGCGAAACAAGCGCCGTTCGCCTTGAGGGAACACGCCCAAGACCCGCCGGGGCTTGCCGTCAACCCCGAACACGCGATCCCCGACTTGCAGCGTCTCGATCGCGCGCCAACCCTCCGGCGTCGCAACCGGCCAACCATTCTGGATGGCCTTGCCAAGCCCGGTGTCGAGGAACATGGCGCTGCGCCCCTGGCGCAGTGCGAAGGCCGTGCAGTGGCGCTGATGCGGATGCATGCGCGTGGGCAGCTCGCCTTCATCGACGTCGAACCCGAGCGCAGCCGCCGCTTCGCGCTTGGCCTGCACACGCAGGCGATAGCCCTCCAGGCGCGCTTCGGAGGCGGGTCCGCTCATGGCGCGCCGCCGTCTGCAGTGCGGCCACGCAAGCGTTGCGATTCCTCGGCAGGCTCGCGGCGTGATCCTTGCGAGGTTGAGCCCATGTTGTGTCGCCGCGCCATCTCTTTGAGTTTGGCCAGCTTGGCCTCCTCCGCCGCCAGCAGCGCCTCCGCCTGCTGCAGCGTGGCGTGATAGATGCGCCGCCCGGCGCGCAGCCGCGCCAGGCGCGGGCCGCAGGAAAACAAAATGGTGGAGAGCCGCGCCTCAGAGAGCGGCCGGCCCAATTCGGCGCGCCGTTCCATCAGCCGATCGCAGCGGGAGAGAAATCCGTCCAGGTCCATGCCTGCATGGGTGCGTTTTATAACACGCACTGTCAAGCATACGATCAAGCGCTCGTCGCGTGTCGCGAAACGCGGGATTGGGCTCCGGTGACCGTAAAGCTGGACCGGCTAGATCTGCGCTTGAAGGCGCTCGGCATGACGCGGCGGCGCGCCAGCGTCGCCGCCGGCCTCTCGCCCGGCTATGTCCAAAACATTGTGAATAACCCCGAACAGCAGCGCATGCCGCGCGAGATCGCCAAGCTAGCGCGCGCTCTGGAATGCAGCGTGGCCTATCTGGAAGGGCGCAGCGACGATCCAGGGCTGGAGGATTTCGGCACGCCGCTGGCCATCACCCTGCCCATCCGCGCCAAGATCGGTGCGGGCTTTTGGGTGGAGGTGGAGCACGCCCCCGCCGCGCTTGGGGAGTTTGTGGTTGAGCCCCTGCCTGCCTACCGTCACGCCCGGCAATGGCTCGATGTGGTGGAGGGCGACTCGATGGATCGCCGTTATCCGGCCGGCAGCCTGGTGCGGGTGGCCTCTGCGGAGGACATCGGGTATTCGCCGCGCGCGGGCGACAATGTGCTGCTGCAACGCCAGCGCGGCGACCTGATCGAATGGAGCGTCAAGGAGCTGGCGATTGATGCGCGCGGCCGGTTGCAGGCCTGGCCGCGCTCCCACAATCCGCGCTGGTCCGAGCCGATCGAGTTTGGCGACCCGGAACACAATCACGTCAGCATTCTCGGCGTGGTGGTGCGCGGCTACATTCTGCCATGACGTTAAAAGCTCAGCCGGGAACCAACTCAGCCGAACGCAGCTCACCCGGGCGACCGCACAAAGCCGCCGCGCGAGCGGAAAGATCTGGTGCGGCAGGATAATCCGCCTGCAGCGAGGGCATACCAAGCCGATCACGGGCGGCCCAGTTGATGGCATAATGGCGCCCGCTGATGGCGACAAATTGCTCGTGGATCAGGCGACCACTACCAACATCCACCGTCTTGCAACGCACCACGACAGCCGGAGCTTGCCCGAAAGGCCAGGGAGCCAGCGTTGAAGCTCGCGGCGAGACAATGGCAACCCGTGGGGCGCGGGATTGCATTGCCAACAAGCCCCATGCCACTAGACCTATCAACGCGAGCACACCAAGCACCGCAGCAAATCCGAGATCGGACTGGCGCTGATGCTTCGCGGCCGCCTGCCGCTGCTCCGGCGTCATGGGTGGGCGGCCCGGCGCCGGATTGTCGGCGTTAAAAACACCTGGCGCGGGCGCCGTGTCCGCCCCGCAGAACCGGCACTTGAGTGCCGCTGGCTGAATGCGCTCGGCGCAGACCGGACATGGCCGCAGGCGGCGATGCAGTTCCAGTTCAATTTTGCGCTCTTCATCGGGTAAGCCGAGCGCGATCAGCACCCCGATCGGCCCAAGCACCAGACCAGCCCAAAAACCGTTCATGGCGCTGCGGCCCTTGCCGCCCGCGATTATCGCCGCGCCAA